AAGCCGTAAAAATATTTAGAAAAGGAGTAGATGATAATAACCCAACTGTATCAATAGTCGATCAATTTGGCGCTACTAACGGATGTTTAAAACTCACCAGCAGCCATAATCATGATTCCGACAATATATTAACGTTACATGCCGACCATAGTACTGCTACAAATGATATGCAAGACTGTACTATAAAAATGACGTCAGGCGCGCGTTTCTGGAGATTTGGTGTAGATGGTACTGGTGGATCAAAACCATTTTTTAAACTTGATTTTTTTAGTTCGAACTTTATAGATACAACTTTCAATGCAGTATTAGAAGTTCATCCGGATGGCGATCTTTATGTTCAAAGAGATGTTTATATCCAAGATGATTTACATGTTTACGACGATGCAATTATTTCAGGAAGTTTAATTTTATCTGGTTCAGCACAAGATGCTATGGTTATCGGTCAGAACAATGGACATGACAGCAGAATCGTAATATTTGAAGCAAGGGACAGTGTAAGAAATAGATTACATTTAGGTGCAGATGCAACTTGTGCTTATATTGAAGGGACTTTTGGATCTGGAGGATCAACTGATGTACAAATCCGTAACAATGGATCAGTTTGCGCCGACTTCGAAGCCTCTGAAGTGTACGTTCATACAATTGATTCATCTGCCGGGAATGCGGATATGAGATACAGTACTAGTACTGGTGAAATGACATATTCAACCTCAACCAGAAACATAAAGAAAAATATTGTAGAAATATCGGGGTCGGATGACATACTAAATGTAAAGTCGGTGAGTTATGATTACAAAGATGGATCAGGTGCTGAAATTGGTTTTATAGCAGAAGATGTTGCAGCAGTTAATTCTATATTTGCACGATATGGACCAGATTTTAAATATGATGATAGTGGAAAGAGAGTACATAAAATTGATAAGTGGGAAGATAATGGAAGTGGTAAAATAATTCCAAAAGGAGGCGCGTTTCCAAAAGGTACTGGACCAAAAGATAGATATGAAACAAATAGCGATAATCAGGTTCCTATTGACATCAATGTAAGAGCATTATTATCTCATGCAGTACAGAAAATACAAGACCTAGAAGCAAGAGTAAAAGCATTAGAGAATGCATAACGCATATATTTATATATAGATGAAAACTTTAGGACATAAAATAATAGAACAGATGTTATACGAATCTCCCGTAAAGACTATACTAGTAGTTTATCCAGGTAGGTTTCAGCCAATGGGACAACATCATGCAGCAGTTTATAAAAAATTAGCAAGTAAATTCGGCAGATCAAATACATTTGTTGTGACATCGGATAAAGTTGGTTTACCTAAATCTCCATTAAATTTCAAAGAAAAATATTCGGTAATGAAAAAACATGGAGTGACAAATGTTGTCCAAGTTAAAAACCCTTACCAAGCACAAGAATTGACTAGTAAATATGATCCGGAAACAACTGCATTATTATTTGCAGTAGGTGCAAAGGATATGAAAGAAAATCCTAGATTTAAAATAGGATTCAAAAAGAATGGAGAACCTAGTTATTTTCAAGAATATGAGTCTAATAAATCTACTTTACAGCCATTTACTAAACACGGATATTTAGTAGTAGCTCCTCATGTAGATATACAAATACCAGGGTTTGGAGAAATGTCCGGAACTACTTTAAGACAAGTATTAGGAACAGCAGATGCAGAAACATTTAAAGATGTTATGGGTTTCTTTGACCCTAAGATATATAATATGTTACAGTCCAAATTTTCTCAAATAAAATCAGAGACAATAGAATCATTTTTATTAGAAGGAAGTTTGACAGGTATAACAGATACGTCTGCAGATGATGGCCCTAGATATTTTTATGGAAATCAAACTACTTATAGAAAGAAGACAGCTGAAATGGCACAACGATTAGGATTTGAAGTTCTTAATTATATCATTAAAGATTCACCTTTAGAAGTACATGATACTAAGTTTCCAAATGGACCTGTAATGACAGTTTCATATTTTCCAACCGGAGTAAAAGGTGATGATTTTGGAGGAACAGATTATGTAAAAGATTACAAAGGTAGTCCTGCATATAAAATGTGGAAAGGTCAGATTAACAAGATAGCATCAGTAGCAGGATATAAATTTTTAGATTTCTTAGGAGCAGAAGATTCAATTGAATCTAGTAAAGATGAAAAATTAGGAGTTCCTGCCGGCCTTAAAGAAGATTTTAATGTGCCCATCAATATAGGAGATACAGTAATGATGGGTAAGTTCAAGAACAAGCCAGTGGTTGTACAAACAATACAATGGAGTGAAAAAGGTGATCTATTAATTAACGGAAAATCCGCAGCGAGATTTAGAATTATGCCAAAAGAAGAAGAGCAAGTATTAACAAAAGAATGGTGGGGCAATAGTTTTAAAGAATTATTGACAGAGGCTAAAGCAAATACACATTTAACTCATTTAGAAGAGTTAGTATTAACACAAGGCAAGGCAGGATATAAACAAGCTAAGTCATTTTTAATAGAACTTATTAAAAATCTTAAAGGTAATTCTAATGCAAAGGTTAATACATCTGTTAAATGGGATGGCGCACCTGCAATGTTTGTAGGAATCAATCCTGATAACGGTAAATTCTTTGTAGGAACAAAGTCCGTGTTTAATAAAGAACCTAAGATTAACTACACAAAAGATGATGTTGAATTAAATCATGGACATGCTCCAGGATTATCAGATAAACTAAAAAAAGCTTTAGATTACTTACCATCATTAGGTATAAAAGGTATTCTACAAGGCGATTTTATGTTTGATTCTAGTATGTTAAAATCTACAAACATAGATGGTAAGTCACATTATTCTTTTAGACCTAATACAATTACTTATGCAGTAGAAGTAGATTCTAATTTAGGAAAACAAATTGCAGCAGCAGAATTTGGAATAGTATTTCATACATCATATGAATCACTTCAGAGTGGAGCATCATATGGTGCAGATGTAAGTGGACTAAAAAAGAATTCTAAAGTTTGGTTTGATGATGCATTCTTTAAAGATACAACCGGCGTTGTTACATTGACAACAGCAGAAGCAAAACAGGTAGCAGATTTAATTAGGAAATCTGATTCAATTAAAATTGATTATGATAATATTCCAAGTGTATTGTTAAACACTTATCTTAACTCAGAGATTAGAACCGGACAATTCGTTGATAATCCGGCTATATCATTTAAAGCGTTCCAGAAATGGTATCAATTGAAAGTTGATAAAAAAGTAGAAAAACTCAAATCAGAAAAAGGTAAAGATAGAGCAATTGCAGCTGGAGAAGAACAAATGAATTTGTTCAATCAAAAGAAACAAGATATAATTAATATATTTATAGTATCAAAATTATTAGCAGAAGCAAAAATGATTTTTGTACAAAAATATAATAATGCTGTCTATAATACAAAACATTTTGTCGATGATGGGGCCGGAGGATTAAAAGTAACGGCACCAGAAGGATATGTAGCAGTTGATAGAATAGGGAACGGCGTAAAATTAGTAGACCGAATGGAATTTAGTAGAGCAAACTTTGCTATGGATAAAGGCTTTACAAAATAGTATTGATAAGTAAGACATAGCATATTTATATAAAAGACTTAAAAAGGGACAAAAACAATGAAAGAAACAACATTAAGAAGTATGATCAAAAAACAGATCAAAGAATCTTTAAAAGAAGCTCCTATGGCTAGAGCACAAGTAGGAACAAAATTAGGATCAATCGAAAAGATGGCCGGCGTTAAAATGTTAAAAAAAGCATTAGGACAAGGATCACCTGTACAACAAGCAGCAGGATTGCTTTCAGTGGTACAAGCTATATCTGGTAATAATGATTTAGTAGGAAAACAATTAGCTAGAATGTTAATGAAAAAAGATTCATTATCAGGAGAAACAGCAACACCGCCAGTAGCATCCGAAAACTTTGCACCAGTTAAAGAAGCAGAAGTTAGTTCAGCATTAGCATCTAAATCAGATAGAGTTGAAAAAACACAAGCAATGCAAATGTTAAAAAAGACACTTGCAACTAAGCCAGCAACTCAACAAACTGATTTCGTTATTGATATGATAAATGGACTAAACTTAAAAGATAGTGCTAAGAAAAGATTGTTGTTGAAGATGCGCCAAGGTTTAAAATAATATGAGCAATAAGTTACAAAATGTGAAAGCTATCAAGCAGATGCTTGTTGGCGAACACCGAACTCAAACAAGTAAAACAATTTATACTGGTAAAACAAAATCAAAAGAAACTGAAATTGTAGAATCCTTTGATGATGGAAAACCTAGAATATGGATTGAGATAGACAATAAAGGGTTTCGAACTAGAGTTACTCAACATGATGGCTTTACAACACGTCAGCCAGAAAACTCAATTTTAAAGAAAATTCAAGAAAAGCTTAAAGTACCAGAGAAATGTCCTAGCTGTGGTAAAAATATGCGTGATCATGAAAAAAAATTAAATTTTAAATTTTACTTTAAACGAGGTAAGTGTTTTGATTGTGTTCTTAAAGAAGAACAAAAAATTAAACAACAAGGAATAGAGGCATGGGATCAATATCAAAAAGAAATTATGTCATCTAATGCAGAAGCATGGTTTAAAGATACTGATAAAGAAGTTGAAATTGTTAAACAACAAGTAAGAGAAACTACTTGGGAAAATGCAGACGGCGAACGAAGTGAAATAGACATTTCATCTTTTATTGAAAGAATGGAAAATGATTACAAACAACTTAAAAAAGATGTATTATCATCGTTCGATACATAAAGGAGTAAAAAAATGAGTATATTAGGAAAAATATTTTCAGGCGGAGCAGCTGACTTAGTAAAAGGTATAGGTGGAGTTGTAGATAACTTACATACATCTAAAGAAGAAAAACTTGCTGCAGAACAAAAGATAAAAGAATTAATATCTAGTTATGAAACACAAATGGAAGCAAATATAACTGATAGGTGGAAATCAGATATGAATTCTGATTCTTGGTTATCAAAAAATGTAAGGCCATTGGTTCTTATATTTTTAGTAGTATGTACTGTATTAATGATATTTATTGATGCAGGGACAATTCAATTTACTGTTGAAGAAAAATGGACAGACTTATTGCAATTAGTCCTTATTACAGTTATTGGTGCTTATTTTGGCGGAAGGTCATTCGAAAAAAGAAAAAAATAATCTTCTCTTTTATTTGTTTTTCTGCAAATAATTTCTTATATTAAGGTATAATATGGCAATAAAGAAGAGCATAAAAGAAATAATACGTGATGAATATAAACGGTGTTCGCAAGATCCTATACATTTCATGCGTAAGTATTGTATTATTCAACATCCTACTAAAGGTAAAATGTACTTCAACCTTTATCCATTTCAAGAAGATGCACTAAACCAATTTAAAGATAATAGATATAATATTGTTCTTAAATCAAGACAATTAGGTATATCAACTTTATCGGCAGGATATTCATTATGGAAGATGATATTCCAATCTGACTATAATGTACTAGTTATTGCAACAAAACAAGATGTAGCAAAAAACTTAGTTACTAAAGTTAGAGTAATGCATGATAATTTACCAAGTTGGCTTAAAGGTAAAACAATGGAAGATAATAAACTTTCATTAAGATTTAAAAATGGTTCACAAATTAAAGCAATATCATCTAAAGGTGATGCTGGTAGATCTGAAGCATTATCATTACTAGTAATTGACGAAGCTGCATTTGTAGATAGAATCGATGAAATATGGACGGCAGCACAACAAACACTTGCAACAGGTGGTGGAGCTATTATGTTATCAACTCCAAATGGTACTGGTAACTTATTTCATAAAACATGGTCACAGGCAGAGGCAGGAGGACAATTCCATCCTATTAAATTACATTGGACGGTACATCCAGAACGTGATCAAGTATGGAGAGATTTACAAACAGAGTTATTAGGAGAAAAAAGTGCAGCACAAGAATGTGATTGTGACTTTATAAGTTCCGGACATACAGTAGTTGATGGTCCTATTATACAATGGTATGAACAAACTTATGTAGAAGATCCTAAAGAAAAAAGAGGCTTTGATAGTAATTATTGGATATGGGAATATCCAAACTATGCTAATTCTTATGTAGTAGTAGCGGATGTTGCAAGAGGAGATGGAGGAGATTATTCTGCTTTTCATGTATTAGATATAAAAACAATGCAACAAGTTGCTGAATATAAAGGTAAAATAGGAACTACGGAATACGGTAACATGTTAATATCTGTAGCAACAGAATGGAATAATGCATTATTAGTTATTGAGAATGCAAATATAGGATGGGCAGTGTTACAGGTTGCAATTGATAAAGGATATGAAAATTTATATTATTCTTATAAACAAGATGCATATGTAGATGAAGATGTACATTTAAGAAAAGGATATGATTTAAAAAATAAAGGACAAAAAGTTCCTGGATTTTCTACTACATCAAAAACAAGACCTTTGATAATATCCAAATTAGAAACATATTTTAGAGAAAAGTCACCAGTTGTAAAGTCAAAACGATTGGTAGATGAATTATATGTCTTTATATGGAATGGTAGTAGAGCAGAAGCACAAAGAGGATATAACGATGATTTGGTGATGGCATTTGGAATTGCATTATGGGTTAGAGATACTGCATTAAGATTACATCAACAAGGAGTTGACTTGTCAAGAAAAGCTTTAGGTGGCTTTGGTAAGACAACTGGAGTATATTCGACAGGTACAGATAAACCAAAAGAGTGGCAATGGAAATCAGGTGATAAGGACAATGAAGATTTAACCTGGCTTTTAAAGTAACAAGATATTTATATAAAAGTGGAAAATTATGGCAGACACATCATTAAGAGCGCGATTAGGTAGATTATTTGCAACAAACGTAGTTGTTAGAAGGATTGCAAAGAATCGTCTTAAGGCCGTCGATACAAATCGATTACAATCAACAGGAAATTTAACAAACAAAAGGTATGTTGATAGATTTTCTGGAGTACATAAAGGTATGCCTGGTTACGGGACATATAATCAAAATCAGACATTTCATACATCTAAAATAGAATTATTTACAGATTATGAAGCAATGGATATGGATCCTATATTATCATCAGCATTAGATATATATGCAGACGAATCTACTGTTAAAGATGCAGATGGAGATACATTAACAATTTCATCTCCGAATGATGAAATAAGAAAAGTATTAAGAAATTTATTTTACGATGTATTAAATATAGATTACAATTTATGGCCATGGATTAGAAATGCTTGTAAATATGGAGATTTTTATTTACATCTAGATGTTGAAGATGAAATAGGTATTGTAAATGTAACCCCTGTTTCAGCATATGAAATTAGACGAGATGAAGGATTTGATCCTGAAAATCCATATGCACATAAATTTACTATGGAAAATACACATGGTGGTGGAAATAATCAATGGACAGGTGGAGGCGGAGGATCTCCGACAGAATTTGAACCATATGAAATTGCACATTTTAGATTATTATCAGATACAAACTTTTTGCCATATGGTAAATCGATGATCGAAGGCGCAAGAAAAATTTATAAACAATTAACTCTTATGGAAGATGCGATGTTAATCCATAGGATAATGAGAGCGCCAGAAAGAAGAATTTTTAAAATAGATGTAGGAAATATACCACCTGCAGAAGTTGATAATCATATTCAAAATATTATCAATAAAATGAAGAAGGTTCCTTATATTGATGAAAAGACAGGAGATTATAATCTTAAATTTAATATGCAAAATATGATTGAAGATTTCTTTTTACCTGTACGAGGAGGAGAATCTGGAACAGCAATAGAATCATTACCAGGAATGTCATCAGATGGTCAAATTGAAGATATTGAATATTTAAGAAACAAAATGCATTCGGCATTAAAAATACCAAAAGCATTTTTAGGATATGATGAGGGAGTTGAAGGTAAAGCAACATTGGCAGCAGAAGATATTAGATTTGCAAGAACAATAGAAAGAGTTCAAAAAATATTTGTTTCTGAATTAACTAAGATTGCAATTGTACATTTATTCTCTCAAGGATTTAAAGACGAAGATTTAGTTAACTTTGAACTAAACTTAACTAATCCATCTCTTATATATGAAAAGCAGAAAGTTGAAACTCTTAATGAAAAAGTTGGACTCGCTGCATCGATGATAGAATCAAATCTATTTTCTCAAAGATGGGTGTATGAAAATATATTTGGTTTAAGTCAAGATGAATGGCTTGCAGAACAAGAACAAGTTATTCAAGATTTAAAACAATCATTTAGAAGAGAACAGATTAAAGCGGAAGGTAATGATCCTAAAAAGACTAATATGAGTTTTGGAACACCTCATGATATAGCTTCAATGCATGTTGCTAACAAAGGAGGATTGTTACCAGGCCAAGAACAAGAACATGTTGCAGGTCCAGGTAGACCACAAGGACCGATTAATGGTAAATCTCATAATTCAACATTTGGTAGAGATCCATTAGGAGGCAAAGAAATAGGAAAAACATTTGCAACCGATGCTTCACCGTTGCAACATAAGTATAAAGGAAGCTCACCACTAAGTACAGAAAATTTAGAAGTGAGTAATTTAATTGCCTCCATGAAAAAGACATCTAAAGTTATACAACAAACGATGTTGAATGAAGACAAATTAGATGATAATGGAACAATGCTAGACGAGAACCAGTTATTAGAAGAATAATCTAATATGGATTTCCGAATTGCTAGCATATTTATTAAAAAAATATGATTATACGGGGCGAACTTTCATGAAACGAATAAAACATTCAAAGGTAAAAAATACCGGACTAATATTTGAATTGCTTGTACGACAAGTTGCATCTGACACAATGAACAATGTAGATTCGAAGGCACTTCGAATTATCAAAAGACATTACAATTCAAAGTCAGAAATTCAAAAAGAATTAAAATTATATAGAACAATTGCAGACGAGAAATTTTCGTCAGAATTAAAAGCTGAGAGATTTGTTGAAGCAGTTATAAAGGCACGAGTTAAATTAAACGAATCTCAATTGAGACGTGATAAGTATAATTTAATAAAAGATCTTAAAGCTAATTATATAGTTGAAGATTTTTTCAAATCTAGAGTTAAAAATTACAAATTACATGCATCAACTTATAAGTTGTTTGAATTTAATTCTGCAGATGACCCTAAAGAATATATATCAAGTAAATTTTCATTAATTGAACATGTACAATTATCTACTAAAAAGCAAGAGGATGCCCCAAGTCTTACTTCAGAACATAAAGATGTACGTATATTAGCTAGTAAATTAGTAGTTGATAAATTTAATGAAAAGTATTCTAATTTAGGATCGTCTCAAAAGAAGATGTTAAAAGAATATATTAATAATGTTACTAATTCGGTTAAGTTAAAAAAATATATATTATCTGAAACAACTAAAATAAAAGATATTATATCAACATTAAAATCTTCAATTTCAAGTAAGGTAATAAAAATTAAATTACATGAAGTTTCTAATTTGTTATCAGAGTTAAATAAAAAACATACAATTGAAGATAAAGATGTTTTAACAATGTTACGTTATTATGAATTAGTAAATGAACTTAAAAAAGCAGGGAGTAAATAATGTCAGGAGTAAATTATCATTTGAACCATTCACAAACAGGGTCAGCCGAAAAAGATAGATTAGGTATTCCAGGTACATATTATGCAGCAAAGAAAGTAGCAGCAGGAACAAACTTAATGTTTACCGGATCAGATTATGGATATGGAGCAATTCTAATAGGAAATGCAGCAGCAACAGCAAATACTAAAATACATACTATAAACGGCGAGACTATTGATGGTAATGATTTATTAGCTGGAACTATATATGAAATAGCTCCACAAAAAATAGTTGCTGATACAGGCGATGTATTTGCACTTAAAAGACTTAAATAGGAGATAGCAATGGATTACTTAAATAAATTCAAAGAGTTTTTAAACAAAGAAGCGGTAGATAATATAGATGATAAAGAAGCAGCGACTAAGTTTAAAAATTTAAAAGATAAGGATATTGATAATGACGGTGACGTAGATGATTCAGATTCTTATTTACATAATAAATTAGGCGTTGTAGCAAAAAAGACAGAACATTTTGATTTAGACAAATTCTTGCAAGACAATGGTTCTGAAGGGATGGATGAAATGTCATCTACTGCAGGAGTACCTGGATATCAAACACCAAATGCATTTAGTAAATCTGAAGAAGAAGATGAAAATGATGTTGCAGAAACAGGTGATATGAAAAAAGTAGAGAGTCAGTATAAAAAAATGATCAATCAAATGACGGGTCTATCTGAATCGTCATATAGAGAATTTAAAAAAGATCCTACATCTACTCCCCAACAAAAAGTTAACAGAGGAATTAATGAAGTTAATAAAATGTTAGGTGCAATGGAAAAAATTGTTAATAACAATTTAAGACTTAAAACTGAAATGGGAGTTCAATCAAATCATTTTTGGAAATCGACAGGTAGTAGGTTTGCAAAAATAAATGAAAGAATGACTAGAATTGCTAATAGATTAAAGGAGCTTTCACAATGATACCAGATAGAACTTGGCAACAATTTATTAAGGCTAAAGATAATAAAGATTTATCCTTAACAGAACAAAAAAGAAAATATTCTGACGAACGTAAAAAAGTCGAACAACATAAGGCATTTATTAACTCAGGATTATTTATACAGGGACTAAAAAATGGATAAGCAATTATTAGTAGATTATACAGTATTTGAAGTTTCGCCTACACAAGTAAATGAATCATTAACACAAAACAATGGTAAATTAGTTGTAAGTGGTGTACTTCAAAGAGCAGAAGCAAAAAACCAAAATGGTAGAGTATATCCAATGGAAACATTAGTACGTGAAGCAAAAAAATATACAGAATCATTTATTGCAGAAAGAAGAGCATTGGGAGAACTAGATCATCCAGATTCATCTGTTGTTAACTTAAATAACGTATCTCATAATGTATTAGATATGAAATTTAAAGGAAAAGATTTAGTTGGTACTGTAGAAGTATTAAGTACACCTGCAGGTAATATATTAAAAGAACTTTTTAAGAGTGGAATTAGATTAGGTATATCATCACGAGGAATGGGATCAGTAAAAGAAGTAATGAGAGAAGCTGGAGAGACATTAGAAGTTCAACCAGACTTTGAATTGATTGCATTTGATTTTGTTTCTAATCCATCAACTCATGGAGCTTTCCTTTCTCCAGTAAATGAATCAAAAGGAAACATTGCTGTAAACAAATTTGCAGGTGTTGAAAGAATTATAACTGATATTATTACGGAGTTTTAAAAATGGCATTAGAAGATTTACAATCACAATATGGTCCTTTAAATAATAAAGGACAAAAAGGAACTGGTAAAGTTGTTGATACATTAGCATTTGAAGGAGATTCAAACTTAGGACATAAAAATGCTAATAGCAAATACAAAACAACAGAGAATAATGGCACACCAGAAAAATCAGGCGACGGGTTAGCAAAAGGGAAATAATAATGAAACTAAAAAAATTATTAGAAAGTACGCCAGGATTTGAAAATAGAAAGTTCGGAGATAAATTGCCTACATTAGACAGTGTTCAAAGAGCATTTGAAGCTAAGAAAGACATAAAAGAAGAAGATGTAAATACTACCGGCGAATTTGATTATGACTATTTTATAAAACAAATTGAAGCTGTAATGGAAACTACAGAAGAAATGGAATATGAACTTCTTCAAACATTAGATGGGTTAGCTGAGAATGATGATGTATATGGTTTAGTTTCAGATAAGGCAGAACAAGCAGCCAACCAAATAAGAAGATATATAAATGGTGCTACTAAACAATTAGAAGGCATTCAAAAATTATTAGACAGATCAAAAAGAATAAAGGCATTTGATCAATAAGGAGACCACTATGAAAAAGTATGAAAATCAATTAATGAAACATATCCTTAACGAGAAGTATTTAGGCGAGGAAGAAGATAAGAAAATGACTAAAGAAGAAAGATCTGCATTTTTAGAAGCAGTATCTAATTTTCATAAGTTAGGTGAGATGGTATATGCTAAAGGTGGACTACAAGAAGTTAGTACAACATTGCAAAGCGTGGTAGAACAGGCTGAAAAATTGACTTTGTCAGAGTCAGAACATTGGTTCGATAATGTTACAGTATCTAGACACATGAAACAAATGAATGAGGCTTATAAAGTATTTGAAAAGACTTCAAGTGAAATGACAGGCCTACAACAAAGATTAGAATCTGCATATGAAGATATGGGGACAGTTTTAAACCGTTATTATAAAATAGGAGAATCTTTAAAAGATTCAGAATAATTAGGATTGTTGAAAAATAATCTTTATATTAATACTTTATAAAACATAAATAAGTTATATGAACAAACGATTAAAAAGACAAAAGTCAGTATTACCAGGCGCGGTAGGCGTTAAAGTTGTTTCTTACCAAAAGAAAAATCATAAGACCGGTAAAATAGAAACAGTATATGATATTGCACATGCATTAAGATCTTTCAAAAAAGAAATTAAGGAAGCTGGTATTCTACAAGAATATAAAGATAGAAGGTATCATATTCCAAAATCTGCAAAGAAAAGGGAGATGATGCAACGTGCTAAATATTTCCAATGGGTGTCTGATCTACACCAAGAATAAATAAATTTTCATTTCTCGAGAAGGTTTTTGCGTATACTTGTATATATATTAGTATAACGATACCGTATTCCAATATACGGTCACTCAACTAAATATCTATGAGTACTTGATGTACTCCAATTGAGGCTCTTAATAGCCTTATTTCCAAATTAAATAAGAGGAGAACAACTATGGCAAAAAATAACTTGCTAAAAGAAGCAATTGCTGACGCGAAAGCGGTAAGAGAAACAGCACTTGCAAATGCAAAAATTGCATTAGAAGAAGCGTTCACCCCGAGAATTCAATCAATGTTATCTGCTAAATTAGCTGAAGAAGAAGAAATGGATATGGAAGATGAAATGGCACCAGAAATGGCTGCTGAAATGGAAACTCCCGTAGAAGATGAAGCTCCTGTAGCTGCTGAAGCAAGAATGAACGATGAAGATGAAGATCCAACTGACATGCACTCTGAAGAAATGGCACCAGAAGATGATACCGTATCTGAAGAAGAAGATGTAGAACCTGTTTCTGAAGAAGGAAGAGGAGACGACATGCAAGAAGAAGATCTAGAACTTGAAGCTATTATTAAAGAGCTTGAAGAAGAAATGGAATCTGAAACTACTGATGAACCTGTAGCTACTGAAGGTAGAGGTGACAAGGAAGTTGATGAAGCAGAAGAGTCTGATAAAGATGATACTGTTGCAGAAGCTGACGAAAAAGTAGCAGATGATAACATCGATCTAGATGAGATCATTAGCGCATTGAGAGAAGAAGAAGGTGATGACGAAAAAGTAACTGAAGAGGATGACAAAGAGGAAAAAGTAACAGAAGAGCTTGAAGAAGCTTATGATGTTATCAAATTCCTAAGAAGCAAAATCAACGAAGTTAATCTTTTAAATGCAAAATTATTATTCTCAAACAAATTGTTTAGAAATCATTCAATGAATGAAAATCAGAAAATGAAAGTAATTGAAAACTTTGACAGAGCGGCGAATTTACGTGAAGTTAAATTAGTATTTGCTACATTATCTGAATCATTCAACTTGAATACTTCTAGAACAAAAAGATCAATCAAAGAAAGCTATGCTTCAAAGTCTAGCGCTTCAACTGCTCCAAGTAAGAAAGTAATTTCTGAAGGAAATGATTTAGCGGCAAGATGGAAAAAGTTAGCTAATCTCTAAAATTAAAGGAGAAAAGAAAATGAACATAAATTCATTATTACCAACTGATTCACAAGCTAACCAAAATGCTGTGTCTATCCAACTTGAAAAGAAGTGGGAAAAGACAGGTCTTTTAGAAGGCATGAATAACGAGGTAGAAAGAAAAGGCATGGCGGTTCTATTAGAGAATCAAGCTAAGCAATTAGTATCAGAAGCTAACGCAACTGGTACTGGTGGAAGTGCTGAAGAATGGTCGGGTGTAGCTCTTCCATTAGTAAGAAGAATCTTTGCAGAAATTGCTGCTAAAGACTTCGTTTCAGTTCAACCAATGAACCTACCATCAGGTCTAGTATTTTACTTAGACTTTAAATATGGTTCAAAAGGTAATACAGGTGACAATGTTGCAGGTGGTAACGATTTTCTAGAAGGATCTGGAAGAACATCTCAACTTGATTCTGTATTTGGTGTGACTGATAAGTCAAGAGGAAATGGTACAGATACAGCTGTTGAAGGTCTTTACGGTGCTGGTAGATATGGTTATACTATCAATGACGTAACTTCATCTTTATTAGGTATTGAAGCTGATCCAGGTGCTAGTACAGTAGTAACTTCAGGTAAATTTGTTACAGGTTCAGTAGATGTTGCTGATGTAGGATTCAATGCTGAATTTTTAGCAACTACTGGTTCTGCTACAGGTACTATTGCAACTGTAGAAGTAAATGTTGCGGATTTAGGTGGTCTAGATTTAGAAGGTGTTAGAGCGTTTAACTTAAATAACGAAACTAATAGTCCAATCAAGCAAATCTATCCAGAATTTACTAAGTTAGTAAAAAGAGCTGGTGCAGAAGATTGCCTTCAGTTTGTTGCTGATGTTGTTGTTGCTGCTGCTGATAGATTCTCTGTAGTTTATCATAAAGCTCCAACTGCTACTGATAGAGGCGATTTTGAAGATGTAGCTGGTAATAAAGCTCCTAATCAATTTTCACCTGATTCAAGCCAATTGGATATTCCAGAAATTAATCTTGAAATGAGATCTGAAGCGATCGTTGCTAAAACTAGAAAGTTGAAAGCAGTTTGGTCACCAGAATTTGCTCAAGACTTGAATGCATATCACTCAATTGATGCAGAAGCTGAATTAACTTCTATGTTATCTGAGTATGTATCTCAAGAAATTGATATGGAAATTTTAGACATGTTAATGAGTAATGCACAAACAACTGCTCATTGGTCGGCTAGAATTGGATTCAAGTTTGATTCAGCAGTAGGAAACTTTGTTGATGATGCTACTTCAGGACAAGCTTACAACCAAGGTACTTGGTTCCAAACTTTAGGAACTCAGATCCAAAAAGTAAGTAATAAAATTCACCAATTAACATTAAGAGGTGGAGCGAACTTCCTAGTTTGTTCTCCAACTGTTGCAACTATCTTAGAATCAATTCCAGGATATGCTGCTGATACAGATGGTGACAAAATGCAGTTTGCAATGGGTGTACAAAAAGTTGGTGCTATTAATAATAGATTCCAAGTTTACAAAAACCCTTATATGACTGAAAATGCAATCCTAATGGGATATAGAGGATCACAGTTCCTAGAAACAGGTGCTGTTTATTCTCCATACATTCCACTTATTATGACTCCATTAGTATATGATCCTAACAACTTCACTCCAAGAAAAGGTGTTATGACTAGATACGCTAAGAAAATGGTAAGACCAGAATTTTATGGTAAAGTCTTAGTAGACGGATTAAACAGAATCTAATATTAGATTTTAGTTTATATTTTTAAAAGGCCCTCTTCGGAGGGTCTTTTTTTGGCTATATATGCTCACTTAGATATTTATATTAAATAGTTAACATGTAAAGGAGTCATTAATGGCAGCAAAAGATAATATGGCAAAAAGTCCACCTAAAGGTAATGTCCGATTCTCAATTTCTTTATCGGATGAGCAGAAAAAAGCAAAAACACAAATTTTAAAACATCCTTATAATTTTCTTGTAGGAAAAGCTGGTAGTGGAAAAACACTATTATCAGTACAAGTTGCATTGGATCAATTTTTTAAGAAACAATTCAATAAAATTATAATTACAAGGCCTACTATCTCAACAGAAGATAATGGATTTCTACCTGGATCAGAACGAGAGAAAATGGAACCATGGTTAGTGCCTATTCGATCTAATATGAGAAAAGTTTACAATAAGCCTGATATATTAGAAAAAATGGAAAAAGATGAATCTATTGAATTAGTTTCTTTAGCACATTTTAGAGGTAGAACATTTGATAACGCAGTTGTCATAGTAGATGAGTTTCAAAACTTAACAAGAGGACAATTAGCAATGGCCATTGGAAGATTGGGTAAAGATAGTAAAATGATATTCTGTGGAGATTCTTATCAAATAGACTTAAAAGATAAAAATTGGTCTGCTTATCATGATATGGCAAAATTGGCAAATTCAAAATATGTGTTCAAATGTGTACTAGAAGATTCCCATCGACATAGCGCGATAGATGATCTATTAGAATTATTAAACGGATACCACTAAAATAAAAGTGTAATCTATCAGATCTACATATTTATAAGAAAGGGAATTTATATGGCAGCAGGCAAATATACATTTTATATAGAACAAGGCGCTACTACCGATTTTGAACTAGTATGGAAAGATAGTAATAGTGATCCAATTGATTTATCATCATATAACGGACGTATGCAACTACGTACTGATTATGGAGGAGATTTGATATGTTCTTTATCATCTTCACTGGACACAGATGGAACAGGATTAAACTTCTCAGGGTCAAATGGCACATTGCCAGTTTCATCTGGAAGTATAGGAATTTTTATATCAGCAACATCTTCATCAGCATTTACATTTAATGAAGCAGTATATGATTTAGAACTTGAAAATACAAGTACAGGATATGTAACTAGATTAATTGAGGGTAAAGTTAAACTAAGTAAAGAAGTAACAGTTTAATAAATTATGTCTACTACTATAAATAAAACGGAGAATACAGTTTTAGTGTCATCCACAGAAAATGATATCACTATTACAAATAATAACACAGGCACATCCGTAAATATTGATAGTAATCAGCCTACATCTTTAACGGTATCGGCTGCTGGTATAAAAGGTGACCGAGGAGAGGCGGGTGCAACTGCAGCAACAGTACAAGCAGATAATATAATTCAA